AGATATATCCAGTGTTTTAGATATTAGAAGATCTACGTTTAATAATTGGAAGAAGGCTCATCCCGAGCTCATGGACGCCTTAAAAAGAGGCCGCGCCCAGGCAGACGGAAAAACAGCTGAAAGCCTCTACAAACGGGCTAACGGCTACGACCACATCGAAGAACTTGTTTACAGGGAAAAAGACGATAAAGGTAAAATGCAGACGATCAGAGTCCCTGTCATAAAGCACTATCCTCCAGACGTAACAGCCCAGATATTCTGGTTAAAGAACAGGCAGAAACAAAACTGGAGAGATAAACACGACATCGAAACATCAGGTACTAGCAACGTCGTCGTCAACGTCAAATGGGGTTGTCCTGAACCCGTTGAGAAACCAAAGGATGATACCCCGAAAGATGAAAGTCAAAAGAAAACTTCGTAAAGATATATATAATAGAACTTTTCCGGTTTTAAAATTATGAAATAGACTCAAACACAGCAATACCAATAATTTCACACAAGTTCACTCCGTGCTAAATGGACGCAAAAAAAGGGCAAAAAATGCGTCGAAATAGCAGCAAGAAAAACGAATGTATTTTTGCTTGGAAGGAGTCACCATATTGATTAAAAAGATTAGCTCAATAGATGAAAATACAGGAGAACTCCTAAAGACACAGGCATACAAGTATCAAATATTTGACCCTGACAAGGGATATCTCTTTAAAAGCAGGAGTCATTATGTGAAAGGGTACCAGGGCGTCAGGCTGTCCGACGTGGTTACAAACAGAACTGACTATGCAAGTATGCATCTATTGGCTGAGAGCCTCTACAAAGAAACGAACATGATTTACTCCTACCGCAACAAGAAGTATTACCCGGCAGACATAAAGGACATGGCAAATATAACGGGACTAAGCGAGCGATACACAAAAGAGTTTTTGTCCAGGATGATAACCGCAGGGATAATTGCAAAGGTAATCGTTAACACACACGAGACAGTCCAGATACAGTATCACATCAATCCGTTGTACTTTAACACAAACAAGTATTTATCTCCGGCCCTTTACATGCTTTTCAGGAAGCAGTTAGACGAACACCTGCCGGAATGGGTAGTAAAGCTATTCAATACATGATATAGGCACAGAACACCAAGGGGGACATGGCAATGACGACTGTCAAATCTCTAGTACCACCACCGCCGACGGAAGAGAACTGCGTGCCCTTTAAGAAGAGACTTGGATTGATGTATGCAGATTTCAGTGCAGTGCCAAGCAGATATCCATAGGTAAAGGAACAACGTAAACATACGAAAGAAAGGGGGCAGTAAAGAGCAATGAGCGAAGCAAGGAAGGACACTTACTATGTATTGCAACTAGCTATTGACAGGGCAAGCGTGGATACGGCCCTTAAGTCTGACAACTTTGTCGATAGCCTAATTGATATCGTGTCAAAACAAATGTTCAAAGAGAGAGAGTACGTCGATGAGGCAATAAGAGAGCGAGTATCGCAGAATCGAGAAAGCCTCACATTGTTAATTGATAGGAATGTAGCAGGAAATTCGTTTACCGTTGCGGTTGATATGGGGGTAAACGGGAGTAAGCAGTTTAGTTTCTATGCTTCTCCAGGAGCATCAACTAATGAAGTCAAGAAAGCTTTTGAGGAAGCATACAGGGAAACAATTAAGAGCTGAAAGGAGCTGACTATAATGGCAAGAAAGAAGAAGGAAGAGAAAGTTCTCAAGGTTGTCACTCATCCGGTAGGCGAAGAAAATTACAAGCTACTTGAAGAAGAGGACACTGTCGACATATCGGAAGCCGTCGTTGAAGCTGTTGAAGCTGTTGAGGCTGTCAATGTAGAGGCTGCAGAGTCGGCAAAGAACTTGCCACAGACTATGGAGGAATATGAGGAGGCAATAAAGGGCCATCCTCACATTACAGACCCATACGAAGGAACCATCGGCATGGTGGTAAATCCTCCACCGACACCGGATGATGAGTTAGACGAAGACGTCAGGAGGTAATCTAAAATGGATAGACAGACCTTAACCTGGATTGCGGCTTCACCAGCAAATACGTACAAGTCACTTACCTTCACCAAGAATAGTGGTAGGCGAACAAACTGGCGCAAGCACAGATTGGCGATATCCTGGGATAGCCCGAATTCAAATCTTTATATGGACGCTTTCGACAAGCTCACTGACATTGCGTCGGAATCAAGCTACAACAGCTCAGATAAGGCAGCGCATATTGGTGCTCAGACAATAAGCAAGGTTACGCGTCCTGCGGTAACTGTGTGTAAGTCATACGACAAGGGCGCAACTACATACAATGACGAAACGACAGACGTCAACGACGCAGACGCCAATGACGTTACCTTCATATTAACGGAGGTTGACGACGCGCTTTATTTCTCAGATGACCTTCCTTTTTATGGATTAAAAATTGATATTGGTACAGCAGGCGACCAGGTAGCTACCCTTGTTTGGGAGTACTGGAACGAGACTGAGTGGGTTAGTCTCACAGTCACAGACGGAACGAGCGACTTTACACAGGATGGCGTTGTAGCTTGGGATATTCCGTCCGATTGGACGGCTAGTACTCAGGTAGGGCACGCAAGCGCCCTTGGTCGTGTAGCTCAGTACATTGTCAGGTGTAGAGTGTCAGCATTTACCTCATGCTCACAGCAGCCATTAATAACTCAGGCATGGCAATTGTCCGAATACCGGATGAAGGATACTTATTATGTAGACCTGGAAGACGCATTCCAGAACGGAGACCTGACACTTGTGTTCTACAATGACGCTATAACCACGGATGAAGCAACACTTGGTGTAAGTATATACGAATTGCCAGACTAAGGAGAGTAACCAAATGAGGATTATTACTCCGACATTGCCAATAAAGCCACCACCAGGGAACATATTCTTCTTTGATGCTGCCTATGACCGGTTCTGTTCTACACTACAGGACAGGGCGACAAACAGCAAGCCAGGGGAGAATCTGTTGCTATCCCCTTCTATGAACGTGGATACCGATGAAGATGGAGTGGTAGATAACTTTGTTGCTGCGTCTCTTCCAGGAGTAACCGCAGTTTATACTCTCGATGACAGTTCCCAAAAGATTAATATAACAAATTCTACTGCTGTTCACCCCGCAGACGCATATCAGCTATTATCATCATGCATAGAGGGCGATGTAATAAGTGCAAAGTGCAGGGCAAAGATAACGAGCGGAATGCAAGCAAACTTGCTTGTGGGTTGGTATGATTCGTCAAACACTTTCTTATCTGCGTCAGACGCTGACGTGTCATACTCTACTTCGTATGCTGACCTTGAGGTAAACGGGGCAATAGCTCCATCAGGAGCTGCCAAAACGTCCATCATATCAAGGCTTATGCCAGTTACAGCAGGAAACACTGGCTCTGGCTGGTTCAATACCGCAGAGCTGTACAAAGGTAATTCGGCTATAGCTGTTCCTGATCCGCATTATCCAATTACATTAAACAATATTACTTGGCAAGGCGGTATGCCGTATTTTGATGGAAGCACAAGCTATGGCACAATAACACACAATAGTAATTTAGATGTAACGGAAGTAACAGCCGAAAAACCTTTGATATTTGGCATGGTTTTCAAGTGTACCGCAGATACGTCAGGATTTATATTTCACAAGTCAGACGATACGACTGGAACTATTCAATATGGTATATATAGAAGCCTTGTAACAGACTCAATACAATATTGGATTAGCAATGCAAATAGAATAACTATAGTTAATAATTCTGTTTTGGTAAATAATTGGTATTTTTCTCTACTTTATTGGGATGGAACAAACATTTATCATTATCTTAATGGCAAATTAATATCGACTGATGCCTATGCTAACGCAAAGCTAACTTCAAGGTCGCAGATAAAAATTGGAGACCTTGATACTTTTGAGTTTGAAGGTTTTATACCTTTAGTATTTATGTGTTACGGAGCAAAAGCAAACGACATTTCAAACTGGGCAAAACAAGTAAACTTATATGACCGATTCGATATAAGGAGGGCATTATAATGGCAAAGACACTTGAACAAGTAATGGCAGAGATAGATGTCATCCTCAAAGCCAATCCAGAGCACAGCATTACCGTACTGGCAAAAGCTCCAGGCAAAACAATTATAAACAATATGAACGGCAAGGAAGAGGTCAGGTTCAACGGTACATCAATAGGCATGGGAGCAACTGCAGATGTGCTTGAGAATAAAGAAGTTGTATCAAAAGAGGTTGTCGAAGGTGTTGATGCTTAATGTCAACCGCAACAAAAACGAAGACGAAGAAAGACCCAAAGGTTAAGGAAGTTGATTTGATAATAGACTACGACCCGTATCCTAAGCAAAGAAGATTCCATACTACATGGGCCGATGAAGTGGTTTACGGGGGTGCGAAGGCCGGAGGGAAGAGTTGTGCATTAGTCCAGGACGCGTTTGCTTTCGCTCAGAAGTACAAGGAATCAAAGGTGTACCTATTCAGAAAGACATATGACGAGCTTAAACGAACATTGATAACCGAATTAAAGAGCAAGATACCTGAAAAGACAAAGCATAACCCTTACGGGCTATACGTCTATAACGGCTCAGAGCACACTGCAACGCTTGCAAAT